CCAGCAGCATTCAATTACTATCCTTACGATATTACACCAAGATAAGGCAGAAAATGAAACTCATTAAAGAAATAGTGGAGTCTGTAAATTATTTAACAGAAGAAAAAGATGGAAAGAAAACCCTTTTTATTGAGGGTCCTTTCCTTGTTTCTGAAAAAACAAATAAAAATGGACGTATGTATAAAGAAGAAACAATGCGTAAAGAAGTTTCTCGTTATACAGAAGAATACATCAATAAAAATCGTGCCTTTGGTGAACTGGGACATCCAGATACACCTTCAATCAACCTACCCCTAGTTTCTCATTTGATAGTGAGTTTGCGCCAAGAAGGTAATGATTGGATAGGCAAAGCTAAAATTCTTGAAACACCAATGGGCAATATTGCAAAGAATCTTATTGAAGGTGGCGCACAGTTAGGTGTTTCATCTCGCGGTATGGGTTCTTTGAAAACTGTCAATGGTATCAATATAGTTCAAGACGACTTTCATCTGGCCACAGCGGCAGATATTGTAGCAGATCCTTCTGCGCCTGGAGCTTTTGTTCAAGGCATTATGGAAGGTAAAGAATGGATGTATGTTAACGGCATTTGGACAGAACAACATATCGAAGAATCACAGAAGTTAATTAAAAAGGCTTCTCGTAAAGATATCGAAAAAGTTAGTTTACAAATATTCGAAAACTTCATCAAAAAACTTTAATTATAAATATCCAATATAAAATCAAGGAGATTCTCAAAATGGGAAAATTTAATCTGACAGAAGCCGCTAAAGACATTTTGCATGGTAATGTATCAGCAAAAGCCAGCGGTCAAGATGCGCCACAAAAACTGAACCCAGCTGTTGCTTATGGCACAAAAGAAGCTGGCGAAGTTGCTGGTGTCGTTGATAAACAAGACGACGACAAACCAGACTATACAAAAGGCACACCAACAGCTACACCTCCTGGCGCCACACCACCCGTTGGTGCTCAGCCTGGTACAAAACTATCTGGCCCAGCAGAGACAGATGGTCGTAAAGATTTGACAAGCACACCACAAGCTGATGCAACAGAATATGCTTCAATCCGTGATCGCGTTAAAGCTCGTTTAGCTACACAAACAATGCAATCGAATCCTGGCGCAGTATTTCACGCAGTTCCAGAAGAAGCTGAAGTTGATTCAGAAGTTATTGCAGAAGCTGAACATGGGAAAGAAAAAGAAGGTCATGAGGACGAAGCTCAAGACAAAGCAATGATTAAGAAGATGATGAAAAAACAAAAAATGAAAGAAGACATGGACGCTGACGTTGATGCACTTCTTTCTGGCGAAAATCTCTCTGAAGAATTCAAAGAGAAAGCACAAACAATTTTTGAAGCTGCCGTTATTGCACGTTCACATGCAATCGTTGAAGAAGTTGAAGAAGCTCTGTACGAAGAGTTCGAACTGGCTGTTGAAGAAGTCAAAGACGAACTGGCAACAAAGCTAGACGACTACATTAACTATATGGCAGAAGAGTGGGTCAAAGAGAACCAACTGGCAATCGAAAAAGGTCTACGTGCAGAAATCGTTGAAGATTTCATCCGTGGATTACACGACCTGTTCAAAGAACACTATATCGATATTCCAGAAGAAAAAGTGGATGTTGTCGAAGAACTGACAAACAAAGTTGAAGAACTTGAATCCACAATCAACGAACAGATCGAATCTGCTGTTCAGTTGAAGAAGGAATTAAACGAACACAAAAAGAATGAGGCTATACATGCAGTATGTGAGGGCCTAACGCAGACTCAAGTGGAAAAAATGAGACAACTCGCAGAGAGTGTTGATTTCACCACTGACGAAGAATTTGCAGACAAACTAGTTACATTGAGAGAATCATATTTCAATGCATCAGTTAAACCTGCGGTCAGTTCTGCTCTGAACGAAGCAGTGGAGATCGAGGAAGAGAAGAAGGAACAACCTTCTGCTGATCCAATGATCAACATTTATGCAAAAACAATCTCAAAAACATTGGCTAAATAAATAAAATTTACCAATATTAGAAACTCACAAGGAGAAATCAATGTTTCTATCTGAAGAATTACAAAAGAAATGGACACCTGTTCTGGAACACCCAGAATTAGAGAAAATCACAGATCCATACAAAAAGGCCGTTACTGCTGTAGTGTTAGAAAACCAACAGCAAGCAATGAAGGAATCTGCACAGCAGTTAAATGAAACAACATACTCAGCTACGCCAACAAACGTAACTGGTGGTGTTTCAAACTATGACCCAATCTTAATCAGCTTGGTTCGTCGTGCTCTGCCTAACCTGATTGCTTATGACGTTGCTGGCGTTCAGCCAATGACCGGTCCTACAGGACTGATCTTTGCAATGCGTGCTCGTTACGATGCACAGACAGGCAGCCCAAGCAATACAAACGAAGCCTTCTTCAACGAAGCCAACACCATCTTCTCTGGTGCTGGTTCTTCTACTAACCTGTACGGCTTCCGTGGTAACAACACAACAGACGTTAGAACAAACTCTGTTGCAGACTTCACCGCTAACAGTTACACAACTGGTATCGGCATGACAACATCACGTGCAGAAGGTCTGGGCGCAGACACTGACACAGGTATGTTCAACCAGATGGCATTCAGCATCGAGAAGGTAACTGTTACCGCTCAATCTCGTGCTCTGAAGGCTGAGTATTCTCTGGAACTGGCACAAGACCTGAAAGCAGTTCATGGTCTGGATGCTGAAACAGAACTGTCTAACATTCTGTCTACAGAGATTCTTGCTGAAATCAACCGTGAAGTTATCCGTACAATCTACACATGCGCTGTTGGCGGTGCTCAGTACGGCACAACAACCGCTGGTGTATTCGACTTAGACACTGACTCTAACGGCCGTTGGTCTGTTGAGCGTTTCAAGGGTCTGATCTTCCAAATCGAACGTGATGCTAACGTCATCGCTAAGCAGACTCGTCGTGGTAAGGGTAACGTTCTGATCGTTTCTTCAGACGTTGCTTCCGCTATGGCTATGGCTGGTGTTCTGCAATATACACCTGCTCTGCAAGCTGACCTGCAAGTTGACGACACAGGTAACACCTTCGCTGGTCTGTTACATGGTCGTATCAAGGTCTACATCGATCCATACTTCGGTGGATACACATCCAACCAAGAATTGGTCACAGTTGGTTATAAGGGTTCTTCTCCTTATGACGCAGGCCTGTTCTATTGCCCATACGTTCCTCTGCAAATGGTTCGTGCAGTTGACCAGTACACATTCCAACCAAAGATTGGATTCAAGACACGTTACGGAATGGTTGCAAACCCATTCGCAACAGGTCTGACAACTGGCAACGGTGCTCTGAATGCACGTAGCAACGTTTACTACAGAATTTTCCAAGTGAAAAACCTGATGTAATCAGTAAGTCACCTTTAAGAGTGACACTTCAAAAGGGAGCTTCGGCTCCCTTTTTTTATGGCTCCTAAATACCTAGTAAGGAGATATAAATGAGCGCACTGAACAGAAATCCAGAAAACACAAATCTATTACAACCAACAAAGTTCTTGTTGACATTTAGTAGAATTGAAACCACACAATATTTTTGCCAATCAGTTAATATACCAACTATCACTTTAGGTGAAGTAGATAGAGTTACGCCATTTTTGGACATGTATTCTCCTGGTACAAAATTAAAATATGATCCACTGGATATTTCTTTTATAATAGATGAAGAACTGCAATCATGGAAAAATCTATATGATTGGTTTATTTCTATTGCCGATCCAGATGGTTTTGGTGGAAGATCACCAAATCGTGAGTTGCAACAACAGAAACAATTTTCGGATGCAACACTAACTATTTTAAGTGCTTTGAATAATCCAATTTTAAGAATTGAATTTACAAACGTTTTTCCCTTAACAATGTCGAATATCAATTTTGATACCAGACTATCTGCGGATACTATAGTAACTTGTGATGCAACTTTTAGGTATCAATCATATAAGTACTTGACAATTTAATAGATATCCTTTATAATGTTTT